CTATTTATCTTCTTTGTTTTCAAGCGATCTTTGATAGTTATAAAGTTTTTCTGCAGAATCAAAACTTAATTTTTCAACTGTTCTTTCGCCTCTTCTGATTCTTCTTATAGTTGCTGGGTCTACACCGGTTTTTTTGCCGATTTCATATGCTGATAAATTTGAGTTTATTAATTTTTTTACTGTTTCTATTAACATAATTTTTCATGGACAGGCTAAAGTTTTATTTTAAGATTATATAGAAAGCAAATATTAAAGCTAAAATTCCGATTAGATAATTTAAAAAGATTTTTATTCTCGTTTTAGTTAAGTTTGTCATTTTCATCACCTCGTAATATAATATGAGGGAGGGGATAACCCCCCCTCTAGAAAAATAATTTCAACGTTGTGGCAAGTGTTGCAAAGCCTAAAGTGTAGTTCCGGAAGATTTCGCTTTTGGCTTTTGCGATATTTGTCATTTTTTCTTCTCTTTCTAGCCTGTCCATGTTGTCACCTCCCTTACTACACTACTTATTATACAGGACAGTTGTCCTTTAGTCAACGCTTTTTATAAACTTTTTTGTTTTTTTGCATAAAAAAATAGGCAAGTACCGAAGTACCTGCCAAATGATGTGGTGGACATTAATTATAACATATTAACTGATTGTCCCCCATAAATTTCCTAGAACATAATTAGGAGGAGCCGAACCGTTCCAAGTTCTGATTGGTAAATAGTAGCGTGTTCCTTGCCAATCGTAACCAATCCACACATGACCATCTTGCAACATGACTTCATCATAGTCGCAATATCCACCCGGTTGGAATTGATAAGCTTCTGGACATGATATAAATGGCCCCACTGTTCTAACTGTTATAGGTTCGCTACCATTTGTGAATGTCGCTTTCTCTTCCATGTAGTAAGTCCCGTAACTATTACGCTTCCATGCACTACCTACTGGCTTAACTGTATTACTTGAAGCGCTTGAATCATTTGAGACAGTTGCAACTGGTATTTTTCCGTCCATATATGTTCTAATTTGCTTGATAAAATAGTCTTTTAGCTGTAATTGTTTGTCTTCTGGCAATAGTCCACGAGTCACTGGGTCGAAACCAGTATGCAATACTGAACTTCTGTGTGGGCATGATGTTGAAGTGAATTCATTATGCAATCTGATTGTGTTTCTGTTTGCTGGTAAGCCCCATTTTTTCAATAGCCTAGCACATTCTTGGAAAGTTGCCTGTTCATTTTTTAAGAACGTCGCATTATCTGCGCCCATTGATTGACACACTTCGATGCCGTAATAATATTTATTACCAACTTGATTAGCTGTATGCCAACCTACTTGTGATTCGTCTAAAGCTTGCCATACAGTGTTACCCGATACATAACTATGCGCAATACCCGCTTCAAGCCTTGATAAAGGTGCGTTAACTAATCCATTACGATACGCTTCGGCTGTAGCCCCTTTACTTCCTGCGTCATTATGAATAACGATACCTTTAGGATTACCACCACGCTTAGGTAGGTCGTAACCTTTAACCACATCTTTGATGATTTTAAGTTCTACCGCTTTAGGTTGTGGCTTAGCTGTTTCTTTTTTAGGTGCTTGTGTAGGAGATTGTATTGATCGTGGCGCTGTTTCGCTTTTGAAGTTAGGACGGATAAACCACATAGGGAAATCGTAAGCATGTTGTCGTCTTGTAACTTTTTCCCAACCCCAGCCGGGTTGTTCGATTCCGTCAGTCCAGCCACCGCCTAGCCAATTCTGCTCATATACAATGATATAATCTAAAGTTGCTTTAATTACCCATGCTACGTGTCCGTATCCTGCACCGTAGTTGCTACCGAATACCACCATGTCGCCAGGTTGTGCTAAGAAGTCCGGTGTATTTTGGTATACAGTAGCTAATCCGTCGAAGTTGTTAGCGAACGGAATATCTTTTGCGCCTACACCTTTTAGGAGTAATCCAAACAAAGCTTTCCAACCAGCATTAGCATAATCAAAGCATTGAAATGCATACCAAAGGTCGATATTAAATTGTTTTCCCTCAGAAGTTTTCAACCACTCTATAAACTCTTTTTTAGTCAATTTTGCTTGCATTGTCGCCACCTCCGTGATGATACTCGTTCACGTCAAAGCCAACATCGTTAGAGGCGTCTGTGAAAGGTTGTGATGTATCATATTCTTTTGGTGCTTTCGTGCTTAATTCCGGCGTTAAACTGCTGTCTTGTGATGATTTCCACGTAACTTGTTGTTCTTCTTTATTGCTATCTCTAGGCGCTTGATATGTCTGTGCTATAGATGAATCTGAGACGCCTTTTGACGTTGGGTCAGTAATAACGCCAATCCCTGTAAGTAGCGTGAGGATAGCACCTATAATCGCGCTGGCTTGATTTAATTGAGTTGATAAATCGAATCCGAATAAATCTGTGATTTGTTTGATAAATAACAACAATGCACCAACTAAACCTGTTAATACTGCTTTATTTTTAAATCTCAATTTCCAGTTAATATCCATTTGTTTGCTCCTTTTATCCAAAATAAAAAACGACTAAAAAATTAGTCGTTTAAAATTATTCAATGGTCAATGTCGGAGATCCTGAATAAACATCACTTATAGTGACATACAACATCCCTGAAGGATTACTAAAGTTGATATTTTTACTTGCAACTCCGCTATTGACTCCTGATATTCCTAAATCACTTGAACCTAAATTAGTTTGCGAAACCCTCATTATACCGCTACGTACATTTTCTATTGTCACCTGATAACTTTTATTAGGTTCAACTCCATTTATTGTCCATTTTGCTGTTGATTCTTCTATGCTATCCGGATATTTATTTTTAGGTAAGGGTTTTATTACAAAAGATGAAGGCTTTTTCCATACTTGGATATTTCCAGCATATACTTTTGTATATTCTTCGCCTTCGTAAATAAGCTTCTTTACATTTTTAAAATTACCTTCCATAAAATCACCCCTTAATTAAGTAAAGTGTATTAGGGTCTTTTTGGTACAAATAATTATATTCTGTTTCACTGCCTGTCCAAATATTCAGTGACGGCTGCGAAGAACCGATAGGTTGATAAAGTTTATCTGCTTCCTCTTTTGTAAAAGCATTTGATGATAAAAGATAACGTTCATCATGACTGTGATTTATGTCTGATTTTTTTGATAAAGCATTTTCTAATCCTTCAATCTGTTTGATTGTATGACTATGATTTTTATCTGCATACAAACTGTTTAATGATTGCTTGAATCTCTCAAAATCTTCTGTACTAACTTTTGAGCCAATCTGTTGCAATACACTTTCTGAAATAGAGTTGTTTTGTATTGCTTCTGCTAATTCTCTTAATGTGTTCATAGATTCAGGCGCGCTATCAACTAGTTCAGCAATTTTTGTATCCGTATACGTTTTAGAGTCGTTGAGAGTTGTATCTTTGATTTTTTCAACTTCTTGCAATTTATTTTCTAACCCTTTAACATTTGCGATATTGATTTTGTCCAATAACTCAGGTTCTGCTTTGATATCTGTATCTTTACCATCAATTTGCCACATTTTAGTGTCAGGATTGATTGATACTACAGTACCGTTTTTACCGGGTGCGCCTTGTTCTCCTTTTTTACCTGTATCACCTTTCGCACCAGGTTGTCCCGGTTCGCCTTTATCACCTTTCGCACCTTTAAATCTACTTTCATTCTTTTCGATGTAAGAAATGACATCTTTATCTATTTTCTCTTTAAAGTCTTTGCTCAATAAATCTGTCGCGTTATCTTTTAAAATTCTCGTAATAGCATCATCTACCAATTTAACATCGATTTCTTTTGCTACAGCAGATTCAATACCACTATCAACGATATTGAAAGAAAAGTTTGCGACATGTATTTTTTCTTCTTCTTTCTCTAAAAACAGCTTACAGCGAACATAACCAGCGTGTTTGATAACCTTTTTAGGTATCTTGTAGGTAAGGAACCCTTTTACAACATCGTCGATAATAAGGGGCTCATTTTTGAATATAGAGCCATCTTCCATAAACAAATGTAATCTAGGTGTTAAGCCATGTGCTTTTAGATCGATACGACCTTGTTTGTCATTGATACCTATTCTTATAGATGCTGTATTTTCATCTTCAGTGTAAAATCGACAGCCAATGTCACCTAAGTCAACACCATCATTTTTTATTCTCGTTTCAACATCTTTTATTTTGTACATTTATACACCTCTTTATTTATATTTATCTCTTATAAAATAGATACCTTTTAAGCCGATTTGTTTATATAGCTTAGCGATTGTACTAGCTTGATGTTGGCACCACTCTATAGCAGTAGCGTATTGGTGCGTAGCTGGATTCTTAGGATTCCATCTGATTCTGTACAATGTGTTTTGACCTTTATTGATGTAATCCTTTCTTACGAAGCTAGCACCGCCCATGATTGCTTTTGCTGGAGTTGTCCAACCTTTATTTTTAGCAAATTTCATTGCATAATCAGGGTCGTTGTCGAATGCACCAATACCGAAGTAATTATATGCACCGTATCTACCACTAGCGAAGTTACTTGTTCCGTATCCACTTTCTAAGAAAGCGTGCGCGATCAAATAGATTTCGTTAATGTTGTTTTTCTTACAGGCTTCTGCAAATGCTTTGCCTTGTCCGTCTAGCGTTCCTTTCCCTTTGAGTATCTTATTAAGCGCACTAACTGAAACGCCTTGATACTTGCCTAAATTAAGCATTTGATAGCATTGTGTGTTACTTTCCCATATTCGCTTAACATTCATTGCTGAGCTCGTTTGTGCTCGTGTTGCATTAGCCCAGCCCCATGTATGAGATTTTTTCGGGTTACCCCTAGACATTTGTCTATCCAGTGCTTGCTGGAACGTGAACGGACTTTTTTCAGTAACGATGCTTGGTTTTTCGTCTGATGCAGTGGGTCCTCTTGTTGACGCACTGTCAACCGATGTTTTATCACTAATTCTTATTGTTGTTTTTGTAGTTACTTCTTTAATATTTTCTCGTTTCAATATATCTCGTTTGATGTACGTCTCAAGCATTTTCTTTTTGACTTGCTCATACTTTGCGTCATCCGGTATACCTTGCTTAATCAAGTCGTAATTAATTAAATCTTTCATACTACGCCAAATATTAGGGTCTACCTTTAACGTCGTTTCAGATAATTCTTTATCTGTTCCTGACAACAACCATACACCCCGTATTAAAGCTTGTATTTGGTTCATTAAGAATTGACGCTTACTATCTGTTTGACCACCACATACTTCAATAACTAGCCAATTAGGGTGACGCGGGTCATCAAAATTGGTTGGTCTAGCAAGCCATGTAGCCTCTCTATCGACATATAAATGCGGTATTTCATAATCGCTTATAAACTTATTTCTTTGCGTATACAGTTCGTCTACAGAACGCATATGCATTGATTCTTTTATATATAATCCTTGAATATCTGAGCGTTCATCACCCATTACAACTATATGATCAATAAAATGCTCTTCTTTATCTAAAACATTGCTGTAAGCAGTGTATTTTACTGTTTTAACTTCTTTAAATTGCGGTTTCTTCGCTTCGCCAGTAATTGTTGAGTCATTGGCTTTTGATGCTGAACTTGTATCAGTACTACTAGGTTTGCTAGTATCTTTTGAATATGGAGGTCTGACAAAGCCTGTAACACTTACATAAGGGTGTCTTACTAAACTTCCCGGAGAACCTGTCCAACTATTAGAATTAACCCAGTTTTGGTCAACGCTATAAAAATAACTTTTATTAGAGGGTCCTACTACTATTGCGGTGTGTCCGTCCGAACCTATTCCGTTGCCAGGGTGCCAAACTGCGATGTCTCCAGGTTCCGGTACAAATCCAGATGAATAACGATAGAATCGGAAACCCCTAGGATATCTATAATTAGCCATATCCTTAGCATTACCCCATGTTACAAAACCCCAATATCTTTTAAAAATATAGTTTGGTGTATCCCAGCATTGACTGCCTCGATAACCGTCAATATTAATCCTTTTGCCTATATTAGACTTTGCCCATTCAGCCACTTCACTTGCTGTAGGTTTTCGGGTCTTTGGATTAGGTAATCCCATGTATGCACCTCATTTCAATCAAAATAAAAAGCCAGTGCCGAAGCACTGACCTTTAAAAGTTATTTACATTTCCCGAACCAAAAGCATGACCAAAAACTATAACCTAATAAGCCTTTTAGCATAGTTAACACCTCCTTTAAATACCAAATACTGTTCTTAAAATCGCGATGATTAATGAACCTAAAATAGTTCCTATTAGCCCCATAACCCACGTTTTTAATTCTTTAATGTTTTTGGCGTTCTTTTCTTTCATTTCTTTATCCAATTGCCTTTCGCGAACCATTTCGTCAAGCGTTCTATCTAGTTTTTCACTTACTCTTTCTTGAGCTTTTTGACCGTGTTCTATTCTATCCAGTTTGTCGAACACTGTTTTGTCATTATCTTCGAGTCTTTGTATACGCCAATTTTGCTCATAAAAGCGTTTGTTAAAAAGCCCAAACATTCACACACCCACTTTATTCAAATTTAAAAGCCACAAGCATTACACCTGTGACTTTTCGTCTTTTGTCTCTGGATATTTTTCTCCAGTGATTAATGCGTATTCTTCTTTGTCAATAACGCCCATATCCACATACCACTTAATTTGCTCGTTTTTGTAACAACCCCACACATAAAAAGTTTTGATATCTTTAAAAGTTGGATAAATCATCTTCATCATTTAAACGTCCCCCTCAGTATTTGTTTTGTTAGTTTTCAGTTCAGTTAACTGCTGTGTTAACATAGCGTTTTGTTGAGTTAACTGCATTGTTAACATGTTCACTTGCGTCATCTGCATTTGCATACTCGCAACCATTCCGCGAAGTTCCTCATCACTCAAATCTGACGCGTTTTGTTGGTTTGATGCATTCGGTACATCTTCTTTTTCAAAATTGCTGTTGTATTTAATTTCGCCGTTAGTGAATACGAACTTTCTAGGTTCGAACTCTTCTTTGAATTTGATAGGTACATTGTTATCGTCTACATCTAAACTATTGCGTAATCCACCAGTATTAACGTATCCGATAACCTCATTTTTATCATTTACTGTGATTTTCATTATTTCCACCCCATAATTTTAGTTATAGTAACTTTGTTGGCATTTGCTCCAGAACCTGATGTTTTGCCTAAATCAAAGTACACATCGTTGTCTATCCTTAAAGTAGTACTACTTGTTTTAGATAGTAAGCACTCATAAATACCGCCACCATTGCCGTCTGAATCGACTACATTTGCTTTACTTAATTGAATAGCATTCGGCAATGCAGTTAGTCCGAACCCCTCAATAACACCACCTGGATAAGTTCCGCTTACTAACAAAATGGAGTAGTTTGTATATGGTTCTGTTAAATTGATTGTTGTACCTACACCATTTGCGCCACCGTCGAATAATACTGTCGACTTATGTTCATTAGGAACTGTCCACTGTGGCTCAAGTTGGCCATTTGTGATTGATCGTGTATAAATCTTTTTAGAGTTATAAGGCGTGAAGTTAAATAGCTTGTTTGTATCATCTTTAACGAATACAGATAAATACCCCTCATAACTTTCAACGCCACTTGGTAAATCTGGAACCCTTGTTGCATAGTAGTTACCAGCGGTTAAGTAACCCAAATCCCCTTGCGCGTTGTTTAAGTTAACTTGTATTGATTGACCGTTCGCCTCAGTCATCTTATGTTGTTGCCAGCTTGTTGTTCCAAATTTGTCATCTACATACTGCTTTGCTTGATTTAAAGCTGTGTTAGACGTTTCTTCAACAAATTGCTTAGTTAAGTCACCGTCATTCTTTTTATAAAATGGGTACCATGTACCACTAATTTTATATTTTGTATATTCGTCGTTTGAATCATCGGGATACCATGTAGCACGTGCAGCACTATCATCAACAACATAGACAACTAACACGCCAGATTTCCCTAAAGTGTTAGGAGCTACCGGAATATCTGAACCATCGTCAACGCCATCTTCTTTAGGTGTGTCCACTGTGCCTATATCCTCAAACGACGGCGCATCTGTTGCGCTTGTAATATGAATAATCCTAGATGTGTTAACTGCGCTTAAAACGCTATCTATGGACTGCTCAGACGATTCAATTGCTTTGCCGTAATCATCAGTAATTTTAGATTTTTGCCAATTAACTGTTGACCTTCCTTTGACAAGGTCAGCGTCATTGATTTGGTTTTCAACCTCACTCAATCTTTTGTAGATTGCTTGCTCCTTATCAACGGTTTTTTGGAACTCGCTATTTATATATTGGACGGCTTTATCTTGCGTTGTTGTAATCATCTGTACCGCTTCATTTTGTTTGATTTCTAATCTTTGAATACCTTGATTAATACGGCTATCAATCTCACTAACTAGAGACTTAGTGTCGTTTAAGCTTTTCTTTAAGTCCTCGACTTCTTCTTTAACACTTTCCGTTAAGTCCTGAATTGATTTGATATAAACTAACTTCGTTTTACCGTCAAAGTTACTAATTAAATCATTTTCAATATTGAAACTAAATTGACGCTCTACAATCACATTATTACTACCGTTTTGAGTAAAGTAAGCTTGTGCATGTACTCGTCCAGTGTATTTTAGAAACTCATTAGGGATAACGTATTGCATTCGTCCGTTAATTGCATCAACGATCGTTAAATCATCGCTAATATAAGCACCGTGTTCATCGTCGAAGTTATCCGTCTTAAGCACAATACTAGTCATCGCATTATGCTTACTGATTGATAACGGTTTATTATTTTTAGTTACTGCAAAATTTAAAACACCAGTTCCTCTATCTGATTCGTAGAAACTGATGTTTGTGTCAATAACTGGATTATATTGTGATGTTGTTTGTAACTCGATTAAATTATCGTCTTTTGAAAAATTATCTACTACCATTATTCAACCACCTTTCCCTCGAACAAACTCCATTTACCTACGCCACCAGTACCGAAGTTTCTAATTAAAAATTGATGTGCAGACGGGAAGTTATTACGTCTTAATACTTGTGTTGTGTTGCCTGGTGTATTTGATTTCACTTCTAATACCCAACCTGCAACCCCTTTGAAATCTTTAGGGAAATCAGTAAATCTCTTTGATTCTTCGGTAGTGATATAGAAATCTAAACCAACGATTTTTAAATCCGACAATTTTGTAATACTCTTAGGAATATGTTCCCAATAACCAGCGTTTTGCGGACAGAAATTCCACGCTCCGTTGTTTTTCTTGTTGAAAATGTCGATGACACGTTCAAATTTAAGCATGTTTCTACCTGTACTATTTCTAGTAAGCACTTGTCTTAGAGCGCCGTTATAGTGTCCGGGCAGTACATCAAAGAACCAACCTGCATCCCTAAATTCTTTAGGTAACGGAAAGTCTAAAGCGTTTAACGTATCTTGTGTATAGATATAGTAGTTACCAACTTCTGTAACATCGCTTAAATATGCTGGGTTTTGTACTGGTAACGGTTTTACACGTCCGCCTGAGTCAGTCATTGATACTTGAGGTGCAATGTTTTTTAAGAATTGGTTTACGCCTCTTTGACCGATAGAATAAATTGAGTGATGTCTGTTGTTACCTGGTCCAATAGTTACCCCGATTAAAAGCGCTTTACGACCTGTTTCTAGATCGTAATACATATCTAGACCCTCAGCCTCTTGGAAATCTCCAGTAAAGTTGTTATTCACACCGCCAATATCTATACGACGTTTAAATAACAATTCTTTTGTTTTGATATCGAAGCCTTGCAAGTAATTAGGGTTAGCTGGGTTCGAATCGCCAGTGTACCAATATAAGATACCTGCATCATAAGCAATACCTTGCATAGGTTGTGTTCCTGATGAATATTGCATAGGGATATCCATTTGATACAACACTTTGTCTATACCTTTATCGATATCGTCGGCACTTCTGACTTCAACAAAGTTCAATGCATTCTTAGCTTGTTGTTCAGAAGTCTTATATTCTCGTCTGAAAATCATTAAATTTTCAACCGGATTATAAATCGCTGACGTGTATCTATTGTTAAATACATTCGGCATAACATCTTGCATTTCATTGCCGTATGTCATTTCTCCGCTTCTATATTTAAAACGTACAAACTTATTATTGTTGTTACTATCTAATACAGCTGAATATATCCACAATTCATTATCGATATATCTATATGCATTATGCGTACCATGACCACCATTTTTAACAAGCAACCTATCAATAAACTGTCCGTTAGGCTTTAATCTAGATAACATATAGTGGTTGCCTGGACGCGCTTGTGTCATATAAATAATTTTTGTTCTTGGGTCAATCCAAAATGATTGCATTACTGCGTTAGTATATGGCGATAAGTCAGTGATAAATTCCGGTTCTTGCTCTTGTGGTTGAAATCTGTACTCAGTCGCTCTATATTCTGTGTAGTTATCATCAACTGCTTTTTTTACCGTTTTAGTGAATTCATCTAATGTTGCATAATCATGATACAAACGATCTTGTAACGTTGGATGTGCGTATCCTGTATTATCAACACGCGCATCTTTTACTTCGTTGATACCGTCGCCGTTATGTCCTAGTACCATATTGCTAAATCGACCATTTAAATAAGCTAAGAAATCTGAAACACTACCGTTCAAATATTTAATTTGGTTAGCTGTGTGCGCGTATATTTCTTCTTTTTGATGATAAATAAACATCTTTTCAAGTTTACTCATTCCATCATCAAGCAAACGATAGTTGTACTCGTGTTGAGCTACTACTTTTTCGCCAGTGATTGAATGCAAACTAGTTATTAATCCATAAGCCATTGGTTGCCTCCTTTAGTCGTAAAAACTGTAATAATCCTTGATTAACTCGTACATAATAACCTCGTGTCCCTTTTCATTAGGATGCAAACCGTCTTCCATGCTCGCTTTCCTAAAGGCTGGATTGTAAGGCTTGAAGTAATCTGTGTGATATGCGTCAAAAACTGGCACGTCTAACTCGCTACAAGCTAATATTTGAGCGTTTACATAGTCCTCAAGTGTTAACCCTAGTTTGTTTTTGTCCGTGTCTTTACGGCGTATCGTTGTACCACGCATAGGACATTGTCTAGTAGCTGTCATTACTAGTATTTTTGAATCCGGGTTATTCTTCCGTATAACTTCAATTGCAGAACAAAAGGCACCGTAAAACGTTTTAGTGTCCGTTTTATCAGTGCCTATCGGTACGCCTGCCCAATAACCATGTAACCAGTCATCATCAGTGCCTTGTAATATGATTAAGTCGCCTCTTATTTGTTCTGCTTGTCTATAAATACTATTTTCAACGTTGTTTGTATCTGTGACAGTTGCCATAGTTGCGCCACCTTTTGCAAGGTTGGTCGTTTTCGCTTTTAATTTCTTGCCTAACATTTCTGTGAAATTAGTTTTTGCGTGCGACCCTCTAGCTACAGAATCGCCAATTGTTCCAATTGTTTTAACATTTCTTATACTTGATTGACTTGTAAAGTCATACATGATCGTGCCATTCGCAGTTGTAACTGTTTTAGTACTCATCTTATCGACTTTTGCATTTATTTTTTCATTCTGCTTAACTAACTCATTATTTATAGATAAACTAGCATTAACTTTAGCGTTTAGTTCTCTCAAGTACTTAGCTGGGTCTGACTTAGTTGTTTTTACGTTCTTAACATAGTTTGTAGCTTCGTGAATTGCTTTTCTATATCTGTCACGCATTGTAAAGTCGCCTAATACTACATCTTGTTTAATGATGTTATTGTACGCATCTCTGTGTGTAGTAATCTCGACTATCCTTACTAAGTCGTTATAGCCTATAGTTGGTTCAGCCACTCTTACAACATCGCCAATTCTTGGATTAGCCTCTGGAAAATGCTCAGGCTGTGCTACGAAGTCCAAAGAAATAGAAGCAGTGACACTTTTCTTTATCACTAGCTCCATTGATTTTTTCAAAACATCTTCTTTTTTTATACGTCCATCTATTAACGGAGGCGCTTCCCTTTTCCCAATCAGTTGTGCCAAAGGATGCGTAAATTCAAATTGCAATCCCGCTTCATTAAACGTTTGTTGTCCGTCGAAGTCGCCATAACCTCTTATATATGTGTAGCATTTAGAAGCATCTTCTTGAATCTTGACGTTATCAGCATTTACACCTGATTTAATATAGTAGTTTGCTACTTTTGATAATTCGTCATACAAGTGGAATGATTTTGTTTTAGCGTCGTACTCATATTCGAGATGATAGCGTTCAAGACCTTTTTTGAATATCTCAAGTCTTGTGTCTCCCTTGCCTAAACCCTCAAACTTCGATGCGTCAACCTTAGCGTGCAACACATATTTGTAACTAGTCCCTTTAAATACAGTATTAAAAAACTCAACACCTGTGAAACTTTCGTTATATTCTTGATATATCCTAGAATTGTTTAGATCATCCAATTCTTTTTGTCTAGCTTTGATACTAAGTTTTATTTTGTTGCCAACCGTTGACTTATCAAGCATTACTATCACATATTCATTGAAGTCGTCTTCTCCCTCTACATGTGTGATAGTCCACATTTTTGTAATAGCGCCGATTGCGTCGAATGTGCTGGCATTTTCGACAATGTCAATATCTAGCGTGCTATCTTCATTCAGTTTTTTGTTTAATTTCGTACTGACATGAATCGCATGACCGACGCCCTGTAAACTCTTTAATAATACCGGCATACGCTACTCCTTATCTGTAATATAATTTGTGTCTAAAGACTATCTTTTTCATAAGTCTATTAGCTTTGAAACGATTCCAACCAGGATACAGCACCGGTTGTTCTAACGTCTTGTTATATAGGTCGATGTTTAAATTACCTCTATAGGTGTGCTTATTATCAAAAATGATTTTATCGCCTGCTTTTAAATCGACATCTTTAATTACTGAGATGTTCCCTTTATCCATATAGAAAGTGAAACCGTCTTTATCATCAGCTTTAACATCTTCTGCTAATTCGATTTCAACTACATTAAATTGGTTGAATTGGGTTAATGCTACATCTCCGTTGTAATAAACATTTCCAGAACTCGTATTATAGAATGTCATTTTTCTACTTTTATCATTTTCGTTTAGCGCTATTCTGTCCGGTACTGACCATTTTTCTAGATCGTTATCACTTTCTAGATCAGTGCTATAGCCTATACTTTCGAAAAACGGCAATTCAGTCGTTTCAAAGGTTAACGTGATTTCTCCTGATGTCTTAGTTGTATCAAATGAGACATCGCTAACTAACCCAACATATATTTGTCTGCCATCAACATAATCCAATTCGAATTCTTGGTTTAACGGTTCGAACATGTTTTCGAATTTAATAGTATTATCCGGCGTTGCTAATTCTCTTAAATAAAATCGACCATAAAACAACGTTTGAATGTCTGATTTAAGATGCGAGGCATAAGCTATTTTAGGGACTTCATACCTCAATCTTAATTCGACCTTTTTGTATTCTTCTTTAGCGTAATTGTGAAATCGTCCATCAACGCCATCTAATGGCGAATAATTCCTTTTATAACCTGCGCCAACGACATTGTAATCAAGCACTCTCAAATGGTTGTAAGTGAGAGGATTGTCACTGACTCGATAAATTACACCGTTTTTTACAATTTCTACATCATGGGCTATCAATTAACAAACCTCCCTTACATTAAGTTGAAACTACCATCTTTTGCATCCATATCATCAATGTGTGATTTAATCATGTTAAGGTCGCCCTCATTCCTAACAGTTACATTAACAATAGGTCTATTGTTTTCTTTCATGCTATGTTGCACATCGTTTGTCATATGACCGTCAACACTTGGTGTCAAGCTGTCATTAAAACCATCTGTAAGCGTTGAACCTAACTCACTTGTGAATGTTTTACCGAAGCTAGTAGCCATTACTTTAGCTTGTGATACCGCTAAGCCTTTTCCTAAACCGCTACCTCCACCGTGTCCACTCACGAATGAAGTTACAGAGTCCCAAGCTGACGAAATTGCATCGCCTACTGCGCTGACAACTTTGTGCGCGGCGTTAGCTACACCCTCAGCTACTTTGCCGATTAATTCAGCTCCAGCATTTAAAAAATCACTGAAGAAACTTTTAATCTTGTCTAGTGCATTTTTCATTCCATCGCCGACATTCGAAACAACTTTTCTAAATCCATCGACGACTTTGCTTGCAAAACTTGTTACGGTATTCCAAATATTTGAAACCCATTGCGCACCTGTTGAGATAATAAAACTTAGTGCTTGTCCCATTTTTTCGGCTATACTTGAAGCAACTCGACTGAACCAACTTGTAACAGTGTTCCAAATACTGCTAACAAAATTAGTGATTGTACTCCATATCTGAGACCAACTTGTTCCAAACATCGATAACGCTCGATTCATTACTCCAGTTAAAAAGCCGATTATTGACTCCCAAACTGATTGCATGTATTGCCAAATCGTATCAAGAACACTTGTAATCGTTGTTTTAATCGTTTCCCATGCTCCTGAAAAGTCACCAGTTAGTAACTGTATTAAAGCAGTAAATAAACCTACTATGATTTGGACTGCTACTGATATCACTGTTCCTATAGTTTGGAACGCTATTGTTATCAGAGTCCATAAAGCTTGGACAACAGTCATAAGATTTGTAATTATTCCTATGACCAAAACACCTAAAACTTGCATAAAGATTTGACCTAGCACTTGTAATATAGGCATTATTGGCTGTAATGTTGATTGAATTTTGCCCCATAATTCAGTTAACCAACCAACTACACCCTGAATCGCGCCAGAAACTGCAGTTTTAACGCCGTTCCACGCTTCAGTAATAGTGTTTCTGAAATCCTCGTTTGTTTTCCATAAATAAACTAAGACGCCGATGAATGCACCAATTACTGCGATTACTGCTAAAATAGGTGCTGAAATCGTTCCAAAAACACCTGTTAATGCTGACATAACTCCAGTAACTAGACTTGATGTTCTAACGAAGCTTAAAATCTGTTTGATGACGCCAAATAAGCTCAAACCAAATACATTTGTAAGTACACTACTTATAGCGACAATTGGAGCCATTAAAGCCCAAAATGCACCGCCTAATATACCCATAACACCAATAATCTGTGCTACTGCTGGGTGTGTTTCAAACAACTTAGCGATAAAACCAGCTAAATTAGTGATGAAATCTAACAACTTACTAGCTATAGGAGCCATTGCAGTACCAAACGCCACTAACGCTTTTACGATGTTGCCGATTAACTGCATAATAGTAGGACCATTCTCTTGAACATAACTTATAAAGTCTTTGAACCCTTGAGATTGCCCAACTTGTTCTGACCACGTTCTAAATTGAGAGGTTAATTTAACTAACCAATCGAAAATATTAGAACTATTTTGAGCAAAAGCAATCATTAAATTACCAATACCAGCGAATACATTTCCAAATATCTGACCAATCTTAGGCAAGTTAGTAGTAGTGTAGTCAATAAACGCTTTAATAGCATTCTGACCAGCTACACTATTAGCCCAATTTTGGAAAGCTATAGACATGTTCTGTAGTCCTTGAGACACAAATTTGAACAACGGCATTAATTGAGTGAAAATGTTAACTAATCCGTCGCCAAATCGTCCTGCTGCGTTCAATAAATCTCCGAAAATTGCACCACCTACACTATTTAATGCCTCAAACGCTTTCTTTGCTGTTTCAGAATGTTTGACCCAATCCTCAAACTTACGTGCGTTTGCTTCGACTAGCATAGACACTTCGGATAAGAACGGTTTCAATTGAGACATTGCGCTTGTAACGCCTCTGATGCCTGCTGACATCGCATTAAAAATACTTGCCTGATTCTCTTTTACAATGCCTTGCCATGTAGTTTTTAACTGATCGCTGGCATCTCTAAAGTTTTGAACTTCTTTTGTTACTGCCAATGTTCCATCTTTTACCATTTTTAGTGCGGTAATAGCCATTGCACCGAAACCAACCGCTCCGACACCTGCAACAGAGAACGCACCAGCTAAACCAATGACGCCACCACCTAATACACCGACAGCATTAAGTACTGCCATGATAGCCGGAACTAATCCAGCAATTACCGGTATTAACGCTTGTATACTAGCAATCATTAAACCTTTGACTTGTTGTGCAAAGATAGTACCGAAAGTTCGAATCTTAGTAGCTAAGGCGTCCATTTTCTCGCCGTAATCTTTCAATGAGTTGTTAAGTTTACCCCAAATATCACTTGTTCCATTTACTTCTTTCCTCATAATCTGGCCAATTCTTCCGAAAGAACGCTTAACTGCTCCTTCGACTTCATTGAATTCTTTTGTGAATTTATTTCCTAATTTCCACCTGCTAGAATCAACATCAAAACTATGCCTACTAAGATCTATTAAGTCTTCTTTAAACCCTTTAACCGCCATTTTAGCGGGGTTTGCATCTAAATCCAACTTAACAACATGTTTTCTCCAAGCTTCGACAGTAGCTTTAGTTGCATTATACTTGGCCATTAATTCAGTGTTACTTAGTTTTAAATCTACTTTATGTTGTTTAAATCGCTCTACTTGAGCTTTAGCACGTTCTAAATTCGCTTTATACTCATCTGTTTTCATGAATAATTTAACAGAATGCCCTCGCCATCGTTGAGCCATCGATTTAGCTCGCGTTAGTTCTCTTTGGTAATCTCTTATGTTAGCTGTAACTTCTGTCTTGATTTCGTCCGGTATATCAGTCTTAGCCATACGTTGCGCAGTTCTCATATTCCTTTTAAAATCACTGATTATAGCTGTAACACGAGCTAGAAAATTCTTTTCCATGCCTAACCTCCTTTATGACTTGTTTTTAAGCTGTTAAGGAACTTACGAGTACCCTGTTTTTGTATTTCTCTTTTACGTTTGTTTTTAGCTAGCTCACGCTGTTTCATTCTTTCGTACTCGTCTTCTTGACCACGAATAATGTAATGTTCTCTTTCGTTCTGCCTAACAAAACGTTTTAGTGATTTACCAGCTTGAGCGACCGCATTATATTGAGCGCCGTACAACGCGATGTCCCTTTGGTCAATCAATGCTTGTCTAGCGCCAATAATCCAGTCATTCCATTCGGCAGGTAGCATGCTCATTAGCTCGTCGTTACTCATATAACCTATGTAACGACTGGTCATCTGCCTTATTTCCGAATAATCTAATAAGGTGCTACGGTCATGATTTCTTTGTAGTTGTTCTTCATCATCTCGATACCAGCTTTCGCGCCCTCTTTCTCGTCTTCTTTGGCTAACGATGGCGCTTGGTTCATCTGCGTCCAGAATAGACGTGATTTCTGCTTGAAAAAACCGCTATTGTTCATTACGTCCAACGCACCTTGTAAAAGATTTAACGTGTCGTTTTCTCTTTCGATGATTTCCATAATTTCTGCTTCAATGTCTTCCCTTTTAGGTGCGCTTTTACCTAGATAAGCTGTTGCACACTCCCAAAAGTCTACGATTGCCACTGTGTCACGTTCTAGCAAAGCGTTATAAACATTAGTGAATCCTGAAATTGTTTGTTTTCTACCTTTGTTATCTTCTTGTTCAGTCGCGAATTTTTTAGCAGTTTTATCAAACATAAATGTCGCTTTTGCTTTCACTTCTTCATTGTTAATTGTTAGTGATGTAATTGGATTAAAAGTTGTTTCAGTCATATTAAATACCTCGTTTATCGTTATTTTGTACAAAAAAATAGAGGGCTTATGCCCTCGTTAATTACATACTTAAATCGCCACTGCCAGCAGTTGTTTTTTTAGTTCGGTTTTCATAACTATCTTCATAAGCGTTCATGTCTTCGAATTCAACAACTGGAGCCAATGCGCTAGGGTTAAGCCATTCTTTTGGTAAATCGTTGATTGTACCGTCTGCACTATTGAACTTAACTTTCGCTGTGATTTCAATTTTGTTATCTTCGTCATCAAATGACCATTCGTGCTCTTCGATAACTACATACGCGAATACACCGTGATGTTTGCCATCGCGTTTTTTAGTTTCCCAAATCCAAACACGTAACTGCTTGAATTGTTTAACTGATTCTTTTAATGCTAATTGACCTTTATCTCCCGGAACGACATCAAGCGTCAACTTGATTTCTTCTTCGACAGAGTTACGGCTATAATCTTTCTTACCGCCTTGAATGATTTCAGCAAGGTCATTACTGATAGTGTGTCCACCCTCTGCTAAACTGCCTAAAAGCGTTGCTTCTTCGATAGTTAGCTTCTTAGCTAAATCTTTATCAGCGATTTGGAGAGCGACAATATATTTATCTTGCATTCGTTACACTCCTTTATAATGTGTTATGTCGGTATTTAAAAACAAGCCTAATGATACCGTGTTTAGTGTACTGATCTATGTCAGTAATCACTTCTTGTGTATCAATTCGGCTTTTAATGAATGAATAATAATCAATTTCTATTTCGTTGTTTAAAACGAAGCCTAAAAATTGAATTATTTGTGATGCCTCATCTCTATTACGTGCTTGACTATAAACGTGTAACGTGATGCCGACATCTTCGACCATGCTGGTCGTTGTTTCTTTGTTAGTGACGTTTGTTTCACCCACAACGATATATGGGTAAACAGCGTCTTTCTGAACGCAATCAAAAACCCTACCACCCAATTGTTTTTGGATAATAGGGTTACTTTTTAATTTGTTATATACTTTGTTAAATAAGTACCGTTCAACTGATACCCACATATCTTAACCACCTCATGAAAAATACTTATTAAAGAATGCTCGTCCAGCGTCTATTGCCGGCTCCCAAAAAGGTTGAGCATGTTGCCCTTTAGTAGTATGCCACTTACCGTTTGCATCTTTGTAAGACCACGGTATTTTTTTCGCTCTACTACCTCCAGCGCCTGTTGCATATATACCAGTACCATAATTGACATATATTGCGTATTCACTACCAATATTAATAACACCAGTAAAACCGCCGTCTTTAAAGTCCATTGTTACACTTTCCCTAAGATAACCGGTATCAACTGGCATTAATGAAATGATTGTATTGTGAATTTTAGCAGTAGTCTTTGCTATACCTCGTTTGACCCATCGCTCTATGTCTCGCTCGTAATTTTCCAACTCTTTTACTAAGTCCCAATTACCATACTTAACCTTAGCCAATAGGTCGCACCCTCAATCTAGTTAAATTGATTTCATGTTGTCCGCCTTGGTCGACCGGTTCGCCTACAACTTCGTACGTTTCACCCTCGTAATTAAATAAAGTTTTGTTTGTTATTGGTATGTGGTACGGCGTATATAGGTTACGATCAAAATCTTTGCTCATTTGATGAAATTTGAGTGTCTCGCTTGATGTAGGCGTATCCATAAACCCTTTAATTGTTTCGTTACTTTTAAAACGCTCGTATTCTTTAGGATATGTTCCTACGACTTCGACCTCTCCAATTTCGATTGTGTGCGGAAACTCATCGAACGGATTAAACATATTTCTTGCCCCAACTCAACTTACGATAAGGCAATAAATACGCGTAAGCACTACTAGGTATATCGGTAACATAGGTATAACTCACAGTGCCCATCGTGCGCGCTGAGATATTGCCAGTTGTACCAAACTTGATACATTCAGCAATAAACTTCTTAACGCCCGATGGCACTTCTTTGTCATCAAATTTTTGATTGCAATAGTCTTCTGCAACACTTTTATATTCTTCAATAAGATAATTGATTTGCTTATCGTTAGACGAATCGTTGAGTGAAAGCCCATTAATCATTTTGACGTCTTTTGCGTCCATTACTTAACACCCTCTAAAGCTTTGATAAGCTCATCTTTTTTCATATCGCTATAGCCTTTAATTTCACGCTTTTTAGCAAGTTCTTTTAATTCTGATACTTTCATATCAGATAAGTTTTTTTGCTCGTCAGCGCTCGCCTCAGACTGTTCTACTTGCTTGTCTTCAACAAGTTTAATAGCAATTAAATTACGGCGGTTATTTGTTGTAGATAATTCAGTGAATCGTTCTTCTGATACTTCTAATCCATCACGTGGGTAGACGTCTCCCACTTGATATTCATGTCCGTTGTCTTGTGCATCTTCAAAACGTTCGATTACTTTATACATACGTCACTACCTCCTATTACATTTCTAAACTTCCAGAACCTTTAGTGATTTTTACTGCTTTAGATTCATCATATAAATAAGCTACATAGTGCTTATCACTGTATAATGCAGTTGTTTTTGTTGATGCGTCACGCGCTACTTCTAAGAAGAAATCACGTTTCAAGATTAATTTAACTGCACCTTTTTTAGCTAAAATAGCCGTGCCAGCTTCTAACTTATTAGAACGTACAATGATAGCGCCTAGAGCTTCGCCGAATGCACCTTTAACGATGATGTCATCGCCTAATTCAGTTGCACGTGTAAAGTTAGTTGATGCATCTCCGCGTAATTTACCAGCATCAAGTGGATTGATAAATAAAACCATTGGTTCTAAGTCTTCATCGTTAAATTTGTCGATTGCTGATTGTAAGCCGTTTAATTTAGTGATGTCCGCATTAACAGTCAGTTTAGCTCCCATTAAAGCGTCTAATACGTCATTGTCAACTTTGTTAGCGTGTGCCAAACCATGTTGACGTACTTGTTCGCCTTGTGGGTCTCCATAACCACTTAATAAAGCCTCATCTGTAATAGATGTACCTTTAGCAATTTTACGAATTTTAGCCTCACGTTTTTTCGTTTCTAAAATGTCAGTTGGGATTTTTTCGCCCTCTGCAACTACTTGCGCGTCTCCACTATAAACGAATGCTGGGAATGTCAAAGTGTCTCCCGGTTGTCCTTGTAATGTGCTATCTACTTCTGCAAATGAAGCGAAACGCAATTTCTTTTCGAGTTGCGCTTGCATCATAGGCGCCAATACTTCTGGAATGATTTGATTACTTGTTTTAGTAAGTCCTTGTGCCATGCTTGTACCTCTTTCTTTGTTTAATTTTGATTAACTAATTTTTCGAATGTCTCACGATCGTTCAAATACAATTCGTTACGTTCAGCGACACTCATGTTGTCAAACTTTTCTTTCGTTACACCTACATCCGGATTGCCTCCGCCTTGTGGTGTTTTACCTGTAGGCTTAGACGGCGCAAATAAATAAGGCTTAGACTCTTTAAGCGTTTCAACCGCTTTGTCTAAACCTTTTACAGTGCCGTCATCTGCTAATTCCAGTTCATCTTTATTGATGAATGCTAGAATGTCGTTAGCATCATTTGCTTCTTTAGCAACCGCTAACTTAACTGCGTTATTAAGTTGTGTTTCTTTATACTTTGTCTCCCACTCTGAATTTTGATTTTTTAATTCTTCGAGTTCTTTCTGAATCTCGCTATCATCTTTAACAGAGTCTTGCAATTTGACAATTTGTTCATCACGTTTAGAAATCTCTTCTTTTAACTCTTCAATTTCGGTATTCTTGTCGTTCAATCTTGAACGTGGTACCATTCCCGATTTTGATTCGTCAATCGCATCAATTACTTTCTGCTTGTCGATTTCTCCGTCCTTAAATTGTCCTAACAATGTGTATAAATCCATTAAAACTACTCCTTTTTACGAGTTTTACGTGCAACGCCACGAAGAATTTTGGTATAAAAAGAAGCAGTTTAACGACATGCTAAGGTCGAGTAGTAAACTACTTTCTTTTACGTTTATATTTCTCCCACTCACGATAAGTCATTTGTGGTATTACTTCGGTTGTCCCGTCATCTTTACGTGCTCTCGTTGTACTAGGCAAATCATCTTCATCAATGTAATACATAAGCTTACAACGACAGTTGATGTTTTCTTTCGCACTATTCACACCAACGAACAACTTGGGCGCTTGTCCAACGCAACCACTCGACTTGAACGGTTCGTCTATTTTCTTCTTAGCACCGTCTAGATGCCTGTGTGTGTCTCTTGTACGTGTATCTTTAGTAGCATGCCAATACTTATACATCTGTAAGCCATTCTTTTGAGCTACTAATGCGCTATCAAGTCCAGCTTGTGACATCGCTCTACCCGCTTCTGTACGCGCTACACGCAACGATTGAGCTTTAGACATACCAATATCATCACGTATTGCTTTCGCTATCTTAGAGTATCCCTCTCCGCTCATAATGCCTTGTGTGATGTGTAAGCGTATCTTTTTCAATACTTCATCACGATGCTTCTGTAGCGTCGGTACTAATCGAATAAACTCAATAGGTTGTTCGATAGCTGATGCGATAACTTCTTTGCTAGGAACATCAAACTGCATAGACGTTTGACTTGCTGTCTCATATAAATAAAGGCTCATAAGGAACTTCTCTATATAAGCATCTTCCTGCGACTTCTGAATCATCTTAGCTATTTGCCTGTAGTCATCAGTCAGCATCATACCTATACGAGTTAACTCCTTATTGAGCCTGTTGTATTTATTAAATTCAGTCCATGTAACATACACATCATCACTTTGATACTTCTCAAACATATCTGCGATGATTTGCTTTATCTCTTTAAGTCGATTAGCAAATAGTTGTTCTATAGGCTTCTCAGCTTTAGAGATTAAACTGTCAATATACTCATCAATATCATTCTGATTCTTTATCGTTATATCTTTCTTGTTGTTGGGCACCGTCAGCACCTCCGTCATCTAAATTAGGCAGTTGCTTGTTGTACTCCATTTGTTCTTGATCTATTCGTTCGAGTTCTGCTTTATAATCATCAACAAGCGGAGAACTCTTCACAAGTGTCTCTCTAGATAAATATTGAGATTGCGCAATGATTTGTGATTGCTCAGCATCATTCATCATTCTGTTAAAGTTAAACGATATCTCGATGTCTTTTACGTCCATCTTCAAGTTATTAAAGTCTATGATAAAACTAATTAACTCTTGTATCGCTACCGTCGCTTTATTCTTGAGTTTGTTAGCTTTCAAATCTAAGTTGCCATATAAGAATTTTAGTGCGATACCACTTGGAGCTGAGCCAAATTTATCAGTTTGGAAGTCAACACCTTGTCCGAATTCCATTATATAAGCTCTCATAAGGTCGATGTATTCTTTGGTACTCGATACCGGCACTTCAACTTGTATAGTCTCTACGCCACCATCTCCATCAACATTGATAGCTTTATAGTACTTAAGTCCACGCATAAATTCTTCTAAGTCTTGACCCTCATAACCCTTTAAGATATAGATAAGTTCAACTGATTCATCAAACATGTTTTGTGCGTCTGACAATCTTTTGTCGATTGCATCGATTAATGATTTGTACATCCATATGTCTGATACTTCTTCTGGATTGTTCTTAAATGCTATGAACGGTACTCTACCCCAATTACCATTACTGAAATGTGATTGAACGTGATTAGCACCATAATAATAATCTGGTATTAATCCACCGTTCTCTAATACATAATAAGTAACAGTAGCATCAGTCCAAAACTCCACTTTTTCCTCGTTGTTAAACTTGTAGTAACGAATGAAAGACTTTAATTCTTCTCTTTCTTTATCAACCCAAATCGGTATAGCTTGTTCAGCTGGTACACGGAATAGTTTCATCTCTCCGTTTTCATTAATGTAAACTTGTAGCCAGTCGATACCTTTATTACTTGTAGCAGTCAAGATATCTATCAACTTATTATCCCAACGAGTATCTAGCACATCATGAATTACTTTTAAAACATTCTCGTCCTCACATGAATATGTTACTGGTTTGCTAGCAACATAACTGACTTTTTGGTCAACAAGGTTTTGATGAAAGTTGGTAGTGATGCGCCAATCCGGCTTATCATAATCAATATTGCCGTGCACATCTACCTTTTTCATTTGCTTAATGATGTCGTTGTCCTTGTCGTAATACCTTTGTCCGACTGTAATTTTTTCTAATTGTTTTCTATGGTCATCAATTAATCTGACAATCATTTCTTCTTGTGTTTCGAATTGCGGTTTTAACTGTTCGACGACTTCCTCGCCGTATGGTTTATCCCATGGCATACGAATAATGTTAAACACCTACCTCAATATACTTAGTTTATTTTGCCTCATATCACGTTCTAGCGCGTACCTTGTAGCATCTATTGTGTGATTGTCTTTGTCTTCTAGTTTAGGCTTAACATTGCCGTCTTTGTCCGTCTCATAGTCTATATTCTCGAACTCTCTAGCAATGTTTGGTGTGCGTCTTGGGTCGATTACAATAGCCTCTAAATCATCAAGCCATTGCTCTCCGAACTCCACGCTATCAGCACCCTTTTTAACACCTTTAATCTTCTTAATTCCATGCTCTTGTTTCAATTCAGCGATTGATTTAGGCTCAGCACTATCAGCGTATATCTCATCACTTTGGTAACCTTTCTTTTTAAGCCAATTAGCAAACTCACGGTTACTTATCTGTACGCCGTAATGTTCGTCCATAGCATATATAACACGTTTCTTTTTATCATAATGCCAACGTACAAAAGCTAATGGATCAGTAGCATAACCAAAATCGACTGCATTTCTTATGTTGTCGAATGTGTCGTATTGTCTTTGCGGTATTTCTTCAATTCTTAAATTATTAAACGGCACAACGCCACTCCCTATCGCTTCGCCCATATATTCCCATCGATAACGTTGTTCGTTACGCTTTTTAGCGCTCTCAGCCTCTTGTATAAACTGTTTAGATATAAACGGGTTATTCAAGTATGTAGAGTGATGCACGAATGTGTTACCGGCTTGAAATGAGCTTTCATATTTTTTATTAACCCACGATTGCTTACGTTTAGGCGGGTTGTAGCTGAAGAAGAATTTATAAAACAATCCCTCGTCTAATTCTCCACGTAGTAACGAGTTGGTAATCGTTGTAACTTCATCTTCTGTTTTGAATTCCGCCAACTCTTCAATCCACGAAATAGAAAAAGGAAACCTACTATCTTTCAACGACTTCAATCGCTCAGGGTTTTGTGCCCCCCTAAAGATAATCCGGTTCCCTCTAGGTATATATGTTATTTCCATTGGCGACACTTTAACTTTGAATAAGTGTGACACCTTTTGTTCTTCAATTGCCCACTTGATTTGCTCAAACACTGATGTAGCTAATGTGTTATCTGTCTTACGTATAACGACTGCATTCATCGGATAACGCATAATAAGTTGTGTAATGATGATTGATATATCTGAGGACTTACCTGAGCCACGTCCGCCCTTTGCAACGATGTTAAGTATATCTTTGTCTTTTGTTGCTTTCCACAATGGGTGGAAATGGTTAGGTAGCAAGTCAGATAAGTTAATCGATATCGTCATTAAACGTCACCGCGCTCTGCATTGTTATTTCTTGTTTGTCGACTGGATTATAACCTGTACGATCTAAAATATCTTTAGAAGCTTGGAACCTCACAAGCTCACTCTTAGCATCCAATAAATTAATCATTGTTTGTAGAGCTTTGGGCACTTGTTTTTGCAAATGCTCAGCTTGATACCCTTTAAAACCCTCCCTAAATTTATCATTAGCTTTCCACCTTGATATAGTAGCGCGGTTCACGTCAATTTGTTCTGCGATATCCATATCTTTTGCGCCAGTGTCTGTCTTTATTTGTATATAAGCTTGTTGTTTTTTTGTTAATTCTAAATACGCGCCAAATGTTGCGTTATTTTGCATATTACTCATCGTATAGTATCACCCACTTTATGTTAATTACTCTAGTTATTTTAAATATAAAAAAGACCCGAATAACCGAGTCTTTAAACTACTTATTTTCCGAACTGATCTATAGCTCTAAATTCACTTTTTACTAACTTAATATGTAGTTCTTGTTCATATTTCGTTTCTGCTTCTTTTACTACCATATTTTTACCATCATTTTTCTCTGGCATTACATTTAAAACTTTACCTTCAAAATCAGTAATTTGTAATATGGATATCTCACCAGATTTTTTTATTTCTTCTTTAAATGAAATATCATCAATGATAATATTGATTTGATTTTCTCTAACTTCTAATTCAACATTTTTTGAATACCTTTTATTGTTAATTCTTAAACACTTACCTTTATAGATCGTCATATTTTCCTCACCCTTTGTTTATATTTGTCACAATACAAATATATCATAAATACAAAAACGCCCCTACATCTTGTGCAGGAGCTACGTTCAATAAATATGAAAGGAGGGAAATAGTTATGACTCAAAATGCAAGAATTAAACTACCCACCATATAGGCAGGTAGTAAGTGATTAATAGCGTAACATATCATCTTTTATATGTTTGTCACTTCTCAATCACATCGATGAGAACATCTAATGTGGCTATTACCCCACGTCTTAAGATAATTCTTACAAATCAATTATATAAAATTAATTCACAGTTTAAAAATAGTGTCATTTTCGTCATTTCTGTCATTTTTGTCATTTTCGTCACTGTAGTAGATAAATCTTTTCTGCTAACTCATCACGTCGTGCTAGAAAGTTGTTTCTGTTCAATTTAGAGTTAGGCATCTTCTTGATAATTGCATCCCTGTTATAACCCTTCTTCAATAACTCTAAGAAACAAAAGTCAACATGTCCTAATCTCTGTTGTGATTGATTTATAAACTCAACTTCTTTCAACATCTGTGCATACCTTTTATTTGCTCTCTCAAGCCTCACTACAACATCTTCAACTTTACTCGAGTTTTCCCCTTGTGGTTTCGGTAACGTCGCTTGTATGCCATACTGAGCTATTGAATTGCTATCATATTCCGGTATTACATCAGCTAATACATTGCACTTCATTTTATGTGTGCCTATCATGTTAACAATTGACTCTTTGCTATACATCTACTCCGACACCTCCGCCTTAATCAAATCTAACTGATCGCTCAACTTTGCGAAGTCACTTGGCGCCTCTACATCATCATTAGCCGTCATCATAATATACACTTGCTCAGTTACATACTTACCTAGCTCATACATTGCTAGTAAGAATAATAGTCTTAGTATTTGTTTAATCATTGTTTATCTACCTTCTTTACTTCGTATAAGACCGGATATAAATTTAAAAAGTGTATTCTATAACCGATTGTTTTAACTTCTACCTTATCGCCTACTTTTAACCTAGCTTGTATATCTGCGCTATCAAATTTCTTTTTGAATAATAAGTCGGAATTTTCAATGACTTGTTTGTTGTCTAATACAATATAGAACTTGTCTTCTTTATCTTGTCTCTTGTTATATTTATCTGTAATAGTTCCTTGATGTAATTCTTTGTGTTGGTAACTAGCCACTGTATAGATAGGCAATGTGATAACAAGTAGCAATGCGAATATACCGAATAATGACAGTATTCCAACAATAAAGATGTCGAACCCATCCATATTTTTAAGTTTTTTAATCATCATTGTCATCTCCAGTATCAATTAAACTAGGCATCATTCTTAACATAGCCCTTAATTCATATTCATTCATATTAGCCATCGTAGGACTGTAAAATTCACTGTCTTTATCTTTAATTTCTTTAATAAAATCATCTTCAATCTTAGCCTTTTCTTCAGGTGCTTTATTTTTATATTTTTTGATTATTTCAGTGTACTTTTTCGGGAATTTCATTTTAGGTATGTTAATCATCGTTTGCCTCCTTAATAAATGTAAATGATTCAATCTCATCTCTTTTAACCCATACTTCATTGTTGAACACATCTTTGACCGGAAGAAAATCCTCAATCACTAGATTCATAACAAGATTAATATAATCGTCAGAAGCTAGATCTGTTGTTGTGTAATAAACTCTATCTGAAATAGTTTTAATTTTAACCTCCGTCATTTCCCACACTCCCTTATATTTTCAAACAACTGACCCACTTTAATAACTGCATCTCTTTTAACTTGTTCCTCGTACTTCTCTTTCGCTTCTTCTTTACTCTCCGCCTCAACAACTGTAAACGTCTGATTATCTCTAGCAGCATTAAAATGTTCATGTGGTAGTCCTGATGAATCTTTGAATGTTGTGACTAAGTATTGTGTCACTTCTCATCACTCCTATTTATTTGATTTCAAAATCAACTTCTATTGGAATAACAACGATTTTATAACCTTCGTACAATCTTTTGAGTTCATCAAATATTTGGCGCAAACCAATAACATTCATATTTTTACCCTGTAAAATAAATATCTCCTTATTCCAACCACGATATATAACTTTAGTGCGTTCTCTCACTTCCCCAAAACCTCCTTGACTCGATCTAATATGTCTTTACACTCCGCTACTTCCGAAGCCTTTTGCTCCACGTTCTGAAACACTCTCGAATTCCTCCACTTGCTTTAGTTCAGGTGTCCATATAGGCACAATAACCAATTGAGCTAGTTTGTCGCCTTTGTTTATGACATAACTACCATTCATACATAAAATTTTATCTGTTACAGGTAGTCGGGCATACTTTCCATCTATCCCAGCAGGACTCCGACCAAAGTTACTCATATCCTCACTCTCTAACGTTTCATTATCATTCTTGATATTAATCCCTAAATTGCCATGATATCCCGCGTCTATCTTGCCTGTTTCAATCACTAAATACGTTTTACTACTTACACCACTACGACTAGTTAATAGTCCGACATAGCCCTCTGGTATACTCACAGCTACATCTGTTTTAATCACTGCCTTTTCTTGTGGCTCGAGTACGACGGTTTCAGCTGAGAATATGTCATAACCTGCATCCGTCTTATGATTTCGTTCGGGCATTCTAGCATTTTCTGATAATAGTTTTACTTGTAATGTTTTAGTCATTTTCCTGCTCCTCCTCATATTTATAGACCACTTGCCCCGTCATAATCCCTACTGCTTCATCAAGATCAATATCTTCTTTGAGTGCATCTTGCATAGCATTAGGTAAACCCTCAAGTATTTCATCAAACGCTTGCGCTTTCTTATACACGTCTTCAATCTCTTTTAGCAATCCCTCTGTGTCATTGCCGTTATACGCACTAGCACTTATAACAGACTGTTCGATTTGTTCGCGATTATTCATTAGTGTCATCCTCCAATTGATCTAAAAATTCGTTAAACTCATTTGTTCCGTCTAGTTTGTCCATTCGGCACAATATAACATTTAAGTTGCTTTCAGCTCCTCTATATATAGCTACTGCCTTGTTCGCTCTGCTCTCAATCTGTAGTTCGCTAAGTCTAAAACGGTAAAATTCGTATCTTCCAAACAATTCATTTTTAAGCGTGCGCCACATGTTCTCCAGCTCTTTGTTGCGTTTTTCTAGTTTTTTGATATTTTCAGAAAGTTTTTTGTTTTCTTCTCTATAGTAAAATGCCTTAGTTCTAAAATGATGTATTGCACTTTCGTCGTCAGTAATAGAGTCTACTCTCTCTACTCCATATTTTTTAAAGTAACTTAACAATTCCTCTCTAGTAGGTCGTGTCATTCTATCCCCTCCGGAATATTTAATAATCTTCTGGCATAACTATATGCGCCATCACTATTTAATCCGTTGCCAAAGCATCTATACATGTATTCGTAATCCTTTTCTGTTAAATGTTTGCCAATATACTGTTCGAAACCTGCTTGTAAAAATACCTGTGTTCATTTAGGAGATATATTTTCAATACAACATCTGCTAACCCAATGAATAAATTTAACAACTAAATCTAATTTGTTAGCGCAATCTTTTAGTGAAAAGAAAATATTTGATTCTCCATCGAGGATAAGCTCTTTATTTTCATTGATAAAACTGCATTTAAAGCAATTCATCATTTCGAATACTTCATAAATCAGATTATCTATCTCATCAAATGCTTTTTGCTTTTCTCTTAACTTACCTATATCCACGATAAGTTCATCACGTTGCTTCTTGTACGCATCACGTTGTTTTCTCATATCCTTCAACCTAGCTTCCATTACACCTAGTTGGAACCCTGTTTCATAGTTCATTCTATCTCCTCCAGTAACTCCGGATTTTCAAACTTATTGCCTAGGTATTCAATAGTTGGCATTTCACGAACTTCTTCAGCATCAAAAACTCTCATTAGCTGTACGTCGCCAATCATAGTGCCAATATGGTCGCGAGTGACTACACCTGTAGCATCTAAATAAATATAAGTTTTGTCCCGTTCGATGCCCCACAGTTTCGTTGATACGACTTTTAATATATCGCCCTCGTATAATTCTCTTCCACACAGATTTATACCTATTGACTGCATAAGTTCTACATCTGCCATTTTCTCAGTCTTTATAAACTCCTTTATAACCTTGCCGTATTCATTTTCTTTTGTTGAATAACTTACTTCGCTATTGTGAAGATCTAACGCTACAACCTCACATATCTTTTTTGTTTCGGTGTCCCATACTCGATATTTCGGCATCATTCCATCTCCTCTAAAATAAAGTTAGTTGCTTTTCTTCCTCGTATTCCAAACCATGTTGCTTTATATATGTTTCAAGCTCTTCCGCTGTATCAAATGTCTTTTTCACGCCTTGCCAACCTGGTACGATATGCCCGTGAAAGTAATAAGTGTCATTTACTACATGGATATGTGCCACTCGCTCGTTATCCTGATACAGATATCTCTTAGAGCCGAAAAATTGGTTTAAGTATTCTTTACGTGCGCTATCGGTTTTAGGCATTTATGCTTCCTGCCATTTCTTAAACATTTGGTTATAAGTAGTATCGAACCAGTACGGATCACGTGAATGTTTTTGAGGCACATTAAATAAATGTGGCTTCTTTCTTTCGCTGTCTTTCCAATTTACGTTCGAGTCTAGCTTGTTCCAGTCTTTCTATTGTTTTCTTTTCTCTGTACTCGCTTAAACGCGTACCTTCTGGTGCGTCCATTGCTTCATGTAGTTCCCAACCGTCTTTTACTCTCTTAGAAACCATTCCTGCGGTTATACCGTGACTTTCTATTAATTCCATTTCAAATTTACTGAACCTATATGGTTTATCATTTATTGTTACAATCCTTGCTTTTCTCGCCATTTTATCCACCTCTTATATTTCTTCTATTCGTATGATTATTTTGGGGTCAATTCCATAACGCTTTGAGCTAGTTATTTCTGCAATTTGATTGTCATCTTTCCACAAATAATTGTTACAAGCGTCTAGAACTGTCTTCATCAAATTATCGATATCTGGTTTAGTTACTTTTAATTGTCCAATCGCTTGAGTTTTCTTTTTCTTCGACCATGATTTAGGTGGAGTAAAGTAAAACTCTAATTCAATTTTTAATGCATTTTCTAGATTTAGCTTTGGCATTTGATTTTGTAAATATTTTTTATGTTCTGTATATTTTGTAGGCATATATGTGTGTGCATATCTACCTTTTGTGCTAAAACGCGGTCGAGGCGAGCCCATAGGTGCCTCGAAAGTTTCGTTAAATTTAATTTCTATCTCCATGTAATCCCTCATATATATTCAAATAAGCTTGTTTGGTGTCCTAACTCCATTTGTTCATTATCAATAAGTGTTTTTAATTCATAATCATCTAAGTACCAACGTCGACCATTGAATTTTGTGTGTTTTAATCCAACAACTAAATGCCGTCCATCTTTAAAATGTGGTGTAACTGAAAACATTTTGTTGCCGTCATGATCAAATAGATAGTATTTATCAAATGCATCCATTTTCAATCACTCCCATTTGCTATTTAGACGCTTAATAAAAGCTTCTCTGTCTTTCTCAAGGTTTTCATCTACTTCCGCCGTTTTCGTTTCTCTCGTGCTGTCTGTGAGCCATTTGGGTGTTTTTTCTTTTGATTGTTTAACGAAAGGTTTATAATTTTGTTTTTTGCTTTCAAGTTGTTGCTTTTCAAATGCACGTACTTGTTCAATAGATTTCAAGTTTGCATTAAGCCATGTATTCAAAATGCTTTTAGCATATCCCCAAGTAACTTTGTTTCTATCTTTAGCGATTTTAAGTGATGCGGTAACTATTTGATCTGAATCATTTTCAAATGAATCAAGATAATAATTTAAATCGTCTAAATTGTAAGGAGTTATGAAACCGAATCCGTTATCTTGGAAGAAGTCGAAGGCGGTTACCTTCTTCTTCTCATTATTCACATTCTTTTCATTATTATCTTTATTATCATTATTGTTTGTGTTGGTTTGATGTTGTTTTGATGTTGGGTTGATGTTTGACTGATGTTGTTTTGATGTTGGTTTGATGTCGTTTTGATGTTGGTTCCTGCCCTGCTCACTTTGATAAAAGTCATAATTGACAATGGTTATAAGGGTATATTTTGATGTTGTTTTGACTTCTAACATTCCATCACTCTCGAGTAAGTCAAGGAAGGTTTTCACTTTAAATCGTGACCAGTTAAAAAGGTCAGACAAGGTCAAAATCGATGTTAATCTTTGTCCTCTTTCTACGGTTACAATTTGGTTTCCAATAGGCACTTTTGCCTTTGAATGATTCGCTTCCATGAGTAAATATATCCATGCTTCAAACTTTGAAAATGTTCTCTTTTCTTTAAATAGCCAATGATTTTGAATTGAGCGATCAATACTTATCCAACCAGTCATATACACACCTCACTTTCAAACCGGTTAAATTAGAATGGTAAATCATTGTCATCTATTTCAATCGGACCATTTGCATTCGCAAACGGATTATCTTTTACTGGTTTGTTATTTGAATATTGCGATTGTCCACGTGTTTGTTGTACTTGTTGTTGGTATAAATCTTGTTGAGTGTCATTTGAGTTTTTCGGTTCTAAAAATTGAATACTATCAGCAATAACTTCCGTAACATATACACGTTGACCTTCCTTATTTTCATAATTCCGCGTTTGTAACCTACCATCTACGCCCGTCAACGATCCTTTAGATAGGTATTTATTAACGTTCTCTGCTTGTTTTTTAAATACGATGACATTTATAAAGTCTGCCTCGCGCTCGCCTTGTGCATTTGTAAATGTACGGTTAACTGCTAATGTGAATGATGCTACATTTACACCACTTTGAGTGGTTCTTAATTCTGGGTCTCTAGTTAAACGACCAACTAATATTGTTCTGTTTAGCATTTATAAACCTCCAACATAAACGGGCGCGCCCGTCACTTTTTGTATTTCACTTTTAATGTATTTTGCATTTGAATTTTGACTACTTAAATGAATTAAATGTATTTCTTCGAGTCTAGTTAAATCATTTGCTTTTAACATTCCGATAGCATGTTCTAAGCTAAAATGAGACTCCATAATTCTGTTTGCTAATGTGCTGTGCACACTGCCGTTTTTTATGTTTTCTTGCATTTGTTCATAGATATAATTAACTTCTAGCATCATGTGCGTAATGCCATTAAATTTGTATTTCAAATACTTTGTATCAGTAACATACAGAACCTTATAACCTAGTGTGCTTTGTAATAAGAAAGCCACAGGCTCGTTAGCATCATGTTCGATGTCAAACGGTAGAATTGACCATGTACCTATTCGCAGCTCTTGCTTTGCCTTAATCGTGCATAAGCGATGACTTTCAAAATTCATAGCTTGTTGTGTTCCAGCAGTCATATAGCTGATTACACCATTGTCGACAAACTGCTTTGTGTACTTTGCATGATCACCATGTTCGTGTGTGATAAGACACCCTGCTATATGTCTTGTTTTATATTTAAAATGCTTTTGAACACGTTCAAATTTTATACCTGCCTCAAGTAGTAACGTAGTACGTCCATCATTTAAGACGTAGCAGTTACCACTTGAACCAGTTGCTATTGTTTCAATTAAAATGGCTCTTCTTCGCTTTCTTTTTCTGTTGCAGGTTCTTTTATTTCTTCAAAGTCAGATACATCAATAGGCTTATCATCTTCTAATTCTGTGTATTGTGCTTCTTCGAAAACTGGTTGTTCAAAGTCCAATTGTTCTTGATTTGCATTCTCTTCAACTTCTGAGTCCAACACTTCTTTGCGTTGACGTTGTTCGGATTCTTGTGCGTATTTGAAAAGATTGCTATCTGTTGATGTGTTGATATAACGTTTAGCAGCTCTATTGATAACTGTTTTTTTAGCCATTTCTTCTTTGAAATTATTATGTGTTTTAGAATTTTGTAATGCTTTTTCATCTTTAATCATTGATGACTGCATCCATGCTTGTTTAATTTGTTCAATAGTCATGACTTCAATATAGTTATCTCGTCCATCATTAAATACGATTGTGCAGTACGCACCGATAATGTTTTCTTTGTCGATGTTAAAGAAGTCTTGTTCGTGTTTAATCGCTTTGATACGTCCTGTTTCTCCCATTTCTTGCTTGAATGTATCGCCTTTATAAATCACTTGAGCAACAACATCTTGAGCACCTGCATCACGTTTTAACATCATTACATTACCGTGATAGCTACGTTGTAACTGCATTTTGTTGCCGTAAGGAATAAAGTAGCATTGATTTTTAGCTGGATTTAAACCTTGCGTTACCATGTCTAATAAGGCATTTGCTTTGCTTGTATCGTTACAACTCATTAATTTGTTATCTTGGCTGATTTGTAACCATGCTTGTTTCATGGCATTACTTGGTGAATAATCATTTGGCAATTCCAAATTGCCTTGTGACTCTAAAACTCTCACTTTGTTTAATACGTTGTCAGATACGTTCTTTTCTTGTACTAATTGTTGTTCAATAGTTTGTAATTTATTATTTTCAGTCATTTTATATAGTCTCCATTCTTAATTTTTTATCTTGTTCATTTACTATCAATTGAATTTGTTGTGATTCTGTTTTGATAAGCTCTGTTACTGATTCAGCATTATCAATAAATATTGGCGCTGTAACTTTAAAATGTTTTGACAGTGTATTGATGATATCTAAGCCAACATTAATTCTTGAGGCGTTATTTAAACCGCTGTCGTATTCGACGCCGTTAACCGTTGTGGAACATGTTTCTTCTAATTCGCCGTTAACTAAGGTATTGAATAACTTAAATTCAGCAATCTCAAATTCATTATTGATATTTTCAGTAAGCATTTTGACTTTTGTTGTTGTAAATTCTTTTAAGATATAAAGGTCATGTGAATACTTTTCTTTTTCATCCAATAATCTATCTTCTTCATTTCTTAATTCAGAAATAACATCATCTAGATGTTTATTTGATTTTTCGATTGATCTTGACACTTCAATTTCTGATTTTTCTTGAGTAAGTTCGCTTATTTTGTCATCTATTCCTGAAACGTTATCTTGAATAGTTTTCCTAATGTTCGAGCGTTTTTGATTAATCTCGTTTATCTCTAACATTACTGCTTTGTATTCGTCAGTTTGTGTAACGTCAACATGAGTCGTTTTCAACTTATTAATTTTGTTTTGTATTCTTGCTGAACGCTCTTCTGCTTCGTTGATTTTAATTTGTAGATTATTGTTGTCATCCTCTAACTTCTCGATGATTGGCTTTATTTTCTTGCCTTCTGAAATAATGTGATTGATAGATGTTTGTATTGTTTCTAATTCTTTCGATTTTTTTACATTGAATTTCTGTAAAGCTTTTTCTCTTGCCTCATTCACTTGTTCAGTTGGTAACTGTTGACCACAACAACTACATACATTGTCATCAAGATGTTCAAATTTTTGATTTTTAGATTTTTCTAAATCACTTTTTAGTCCTTTGTGATTTTCCAATAATTGATTACGTCTATTTTCTTCATGCGTGATTTGTTGTTTGTTTTGCTTTAATCTCGTTTTAAGGTTTGCTACCGTTCCATTTTCAACGTGTAATTCATTTGTTAAAGCATGGATTTTGTTCTCATTACTTGCGCTGTTATTGTCTTCTATGCGTTTCAATTCTGATTGTTTATCAGCTAATTGATTACGCAAATTAATTTCTTCCTTACCGTTTTGAATATCTATACGCTCATTTTCAAGTTGCTCAATTTCTTGTTTGATAATTGCGTATCTATCGTTATCGAATTCTGGTACATCCTGCTTATTTTGTTGTGTTTGATTAATACGTATCGGAATATCTTTAATGTCTTTGTTAATCTGCTTTATCTTGTCAGTAAGAATCTTTTTCTTTGTTTCAATTTCATGATCACCAAGAATATTATTTAATTCTTTAAAGTCGTTATTTGTTTTAATGACATCCTCATCATTAATTGGTTTTGCAATTTCAAATAACAAACTTCTTCGTTTCTTCCAATCGAGTAAATTAAGTGCTTGGGGATTTGTAATCAACTTGAATACATCTTCATCAATTAGTTCATCAATACGAGCTTTATAATCCTTTACTTTTATTGATTCATCATTGATATATTGTTTCTTTGTTCTACTTCGTGAGTATTCCTTGCGATTCGTCTTTTGATTTATTGTGTATTTAGGATGTGACTCTTTTTTGAAAGTCGTTATTTTTCCGTCGATTTCAAATTCTGCGAAAACAGTCGGAATTAACTCATAATTTTCTTCGTTTTTTTCGTTTAAAGGTACAGGGTTAAATGATTTGGTTGATCCGTCCAAACCTTTATCGAAAAGCAGCCATTGTAATGCGGTTGCAGTCGTAGTCTTACCAGTCGCATTATTGCCGTATATTTTTGTGTCTTTACCGTCAAAGTTAAAGCTTTCTTCTTTGATTCCAGCAAAGTTTGATATTGTTAGCTTATTTATTTTTATATCCATCATCATGCTCCTTTTTTAATCTTCCGATGACCTCTTAGCACCTCGATAATTAAATTTTTTATTCGTTCATGGCTGTCTGGATTGATTTCATGTATCTGCACAAGCTTATTGTTCGTTTTGTAACTGTCGTGATAGTGCAAGAAATTAATCGATAAGTATCCGTGATGATTACGTTCAATTTCCAATAATGCTCGTTGGTTTGACAAAGTATATTCGTCGAATAACGTCTTAAAAATATTCAATATATTTCTTTCTGTATCTCTCATGCTTATACCTACCATTTCATGATTAAATTGATTAATTTGTCCTGTTCATCTGTGTTGAATTCAATCCATTCATAAATTGTTTGTTTTAAAATATCTAAAGCTGTGTATAGATCGTTCTCATCAGAAACTAGTAACCCGTCAATTGAATTTCCTTCATGATCTAAAACAACTATTTCGACGCTATACGCTCGTTTCTTAACTCTTAATCGAAAATCAAAGCCATCTACATTAATTATTTTTTGACATACGTCACCCGTTTTGTAATACATTGTTTTAGTCCTCCTTGTCATTATCTATAGCTAGAATTTTTAACGCATTTTGATAACATCAGCGATATCTCGGTAAACAGCTCTACGTTTCAATAAATTAGCAATATCAACAACATTCCCAATCACACAATGTGACGACGGTGTAAAATCTCCGTTGCTAATCCCTACATTTGAAAAAAGTAAAACGTCAAATTCAGTTTCTTCATCGATTTCGCTCGCTAAATCAAACAATTCTGCATTCTTTTCAGCCAATAAATCCCTTAATTCGTCTTGAGTCATGTCTTTATAATTTTTAGTCATGGTTGACTTCCTCCGTTTTTCGTTTTATATTGAACATGAATTAATTTTGTTAATCGTTTGTCACTGTTACTTGTTGGCGCAAGTAGCAGTTGTTTTATTCTTCATAAAAGTATTCCTTATAGAATATGAATGTTGCGATACTTGCGAATCCTGCAATTGACCACGCTGTAGTGAAGTACAAAAGTGGCATTAAACAAATTGCTAAGACTGTGAAGCACAGTACTGCTAATAGGTAGCTTTTATATGTGTCGCTCATTTGATAACACCCTCCTGCCTTAATACTTCGTGAATAATTCCTAGTTCGTACATTTTGTTAAACCAATAAGTCGCCATTTCTTCACTCATTTTTAATTCCTCCTACAATTCGTTTTCGAATTTCATTTCAATTTGCTTGATTCTGTATAACGTAGCTTGTGACGGGAACCAATTAGCAATCATTTCAATTACATCGTCGAAATGTTTTTGTCTTACGTTTGTTCTTGAACTCGCACCAGTCATCTTTTTCACTTCTGAATTAATGTCCCTGAATAATTCGCTACGTTGTTTTTGGTTTGTTATCGCATGTAGCCTTTGGATATGCGCTACTCTTTGATTGATAGTTCTAGTTAAGAAATTGTAATCTCCCGCATCCAGTTTTTGATTTTCTTTCAAATCGATAACATCATCTTTTACGTTTTTAATTTCTTGTTTTGTTTCTTCTGTAGCTTCAAACATTAATCTCAATGCTTGCATTGGGTCGCTAGGTACTTGGTAAGCACCAGTTTTTCTTAACGTTGGTAAAACTTCCGAAGTTACCCAACGTTTGAATCGTTTCGCATTTTCTAATTTGCTAGAAAAGATTAAACTGTATAATCCTGATTCGTTGATGATCGTTACATTTCTGTTTTGACCTGACGTAACGATTCGTGACGTCAGCTTATCTTCTTCATCTACATGGTCAGATAAAGTTTTTCTTGAATTTGTGTAACCTAAAATGTCAGCGACATCTTTTCCTATAAAATATGGTTCGCCATCAACCTCTAATGTCCTTACTGGTAATTCTTCAAAATTAAATGTTTGTAATTCTTGCATTTGAGTTTCCTCCTTCTAAAATTTCGGTTTTTCCGAATCGTTACCCAAAAAAATATTATCTACTGTTATACCTAAACCTAACGCCAATTTATTTAACGTCTTAAAATTAGAGTTTTTAATATATTCTTGACTAGATTCGTAATTGTAAATTGTCTTTTCGGTAACCCCAGATTTCCTTGATAATTCAGCCTTACTCATGCCTTTCAAAGCTCGCCATTGACCGATAGTCAATTTCAGCTTTTCTTTTTCTGTTGTTGTCAATTTTTACACCTCTTTCGTTTGAGCTAACTACATGATATCATTTCGGTATTTCCGAAGTCAATACTTTTATTTCATTTTTTCCGAAAAAATATTTCGGGAAACCCGTTGCACTTTTCCGATTCCTGTGTATAATATAGGTATAAACTTTTTTTCAGGAGGAAAAAATAATGTTCAGTCAGAACTTAAAATATTTAAGAAAAAAACATGATATGGAACAAATAGACCTCGCGCATAAGTTAGGAAGAAAAAGTGCGTCAAGTGTAAGCGAATGGGAAAAAGGAAAATACACTCCTAAAATGACAACACTTAAAGAAATTTCAGAAATATTCAACGTTAGTATTAACGATATGATGACAAAAGATTTAAGCAATCCTGAAGAAATAGAAACGGTTGCAGCGCACTTAGATTATACAGATTTAACAGACGAAGAATTGGAAGAAGTCCAAAGATATATCGATTTTGTAAAAAGCAGAAAGAAATAACAAAGGATTGATAGGATGGGAAAATACGAAGATTTATTGATAAAGTATGATGATTTATCAATAAAAGAAAAAGATGATATGCCTAGTTTTTTATCAGGTTTATACTTAGACGGAGAAATACATATCAACAACAGCAAATGCAATAAAAACAAATTAGAAACACTAGCAGAAGAATTAGCACATCACAAAATCACATACGGAAACATTATAAATCCTAACTGTATAATGAATCGTAAGTATGAACTAAAAGCTAGACGTTTAGCAAACGAAATATTGATACCCCTCAACGATATAGTGGAAGCATTTAAAAATGGCGTACATAATTTGTATGAACTGGCTGAATACTTTGAAGTAACACAAGAATTTGTATTAAAAACAATCGAACATTACAAACAAAAATATGGATTAAACACAAAATGCGGGGACTATGTTATTAAATTCGAACCGTTGAGAGTTTTTGAATATAAAGAAATATGAGAAAAGGAGTCGTATAAAAGATGAATCAAGTTCCTAATGATAAGTTAACAGTTAAAGAGTCTTGGACTGCCGGAAAAATTCGAGGGAAGTTAAATAAAGGTCAAAAACAATTATTTGATCGTATGTCAATTTCTGAAAAACGTGATATTATCGAAAAATTTAATAATAATATCCCTTTTGAAGTAGAAGAAATTGAAAGAAATCAGGAAACAAAATACAAAATCATCGAAAAAACTTTAAATAAACGCGAACTAAATACAATGTCTGAGAGCGGTAAAGATATGTTGTTAAAAAATAAAGTTGGTCAATTTATAGATAGCTTTTCAACGCGTTTCAGTAGTTCGTTATCTAATCCTAATAACGCTGGCCAAATGTTTACTTATGAAATGATAAATCAAAATTTCGTCTTAATAGAGATGCTAGACGAACATCTTAAAAACGAAAACAAAATCATAGAACAAAACAATGAAATCATAAATTTATTAAAACAAATTGCAAATAAAGGAGTATAAAACATGAAAAGATTATTAAGTTTATTATTAGCGAGCACATTAATTTTAGGCGCATGTGGTAGCAACGATGGCGATAAGAAAGAGGAAAACAAGAAAACAGAAACGAAGAAAGAAATTAAAGATAAAAAGAAAGAAACTAAAGAAAAAGTAGAAGCAAAAAAAGAAAATGCTAATCAAAACGAGAACAATAATCAAGTAAACAACGAGAACAAAACAAATGTTAATGATCATCAACAAACTAATAACGCACCTAAACAAAATCAAACACAAAATAATCCCGCTTCTAATAAAAACAACAACGCGCCAGTAAAAGATGAGTTTTCAAGTGACACATCTTACAACGCTTATCAAGAAGCTAAAAGAGCAACAGAAGAAAACAAACGTCAGAATGGTGGTCATACTGCGGGCATAGGTGGTTCGTGGGCAGTGCAAGATGGACAGGACTATAATTCATGGAAGAAAGCACAAAATGATTTTGACAATTTCAAACGTCAAAATAGCGAAGTAATTCAACAATAAAATTTCGGGTAGCCAGCCTACCCTTATTATTTTTTGCCAATTTTGAGGAGGGAGCACATGAAAGTAGCAATTTACACTAGAGTTTCAAGCGCTGAACAGGCAAATGAAGGGTATTCTATACACGAACAAAAAAGAAAGTTAATTTCATTTTGTGAAGTTAACGACTGGAATCGATATGAAATATTTTCAGACCCTGGCGTTTCTGGCGGTTCAATGAAAAGACCATCATTACAAAAGTTATTTGATAGATTAGAAGAATTCGATTTAGTACTAGTATACAAATTGGATAGATTAACACGTAATGTTAGAGACTTACTGGAAATGTTAGAAGTTTTCGAAAAAAACAATATAGCTTTTAAAAGCGCAACAGAGGTATTTGACACAACTTCCGCGATAGGCAAGTTATTTATAACAATGGTTGGTGCAATGGCAGAATGGGAGCGTGAGACAATACGAGAGCGTTCTTTAATGGGTAGTCACGCCGCGGTTAGAAGTGGTAAATATATTAGGGCTCAGCCATTTTGTTACGATTTAATAGACGATAAATTAAAGCCCAATCAACATGCTAAATATATTCGTTTCATGGTAGATAAGTTAATGATTGGTAAGAGTGCGAATGAAGTTGTTAGGCAGTTAGAAAGCAAGAAGAAACCACCTGGTATAACAAATTGGAATAGAAAAACGGTTCTTAGTTGGATAAAAAATCCAGTTATGCGTGGTCATACTAAATTCGGAAATTTATTAATAGAGAACACTCACGAACCAATTATAAGCGAAGATGAATATTTAAAACTGATTGATATTATCGAAAAGCGTACTTATAAATCTAAATCGAAACACAAAGCTATATTTAGAGGTGTTTTGGAATGTCCGCGATGCCAAAGCAAATTGCACCTATCTAGATCTATAAAGAAATACGATAGCGGTAAAACTTATGAAGTTAGACGTTATTTATGTGACAAATGTCATAGGGACAACACAGTTAAAAATATATCATTTAACGAAAGTGAAATGGAAAGAGAATTTATAAACACCTTACTCAAAAAAGGAACGGATAATTTTAAAATAAGTGTACCTAAAAAGAAAAGCTACGATATTGAAGATAACAAGGTAAAGATAAATGAACAAAGAGCAAAATATACACGGTCTTGGTCATTAGGATATATCAAAGACGAAGAATATTTTATGTTAATGGACGAAACAGAAAACTTATTAAAAGATATTGAAGAAAAAGCGGAATCACATGCCGATGAAAAATTAAATGAAGAACAAATAAGAACAGTTAAAAACTTATTGATTAAAGGTTTTAAAATAGCAACACTTGAAGATAAAGAGGATTTAATTACAAGTAGTGTTGATTTAATTAAAATCGAATTTATACCTAAAGAGTTTAACAAAAATAAGACTCTCAACACAGTTAAAATCAACGAGATACAGTTTAAATTTTGA